AGCACCATAGCAAGTCGCACCTGTTCCTTGATTTCCTATTGGTATACTTTGATTATTTGCAAAAACTTGAAAACTGGTTACAAATGGACTGCCTGTGGTTAATTTGAATACACCAGTAGTATAATTAGAACCAGTATCTGAATTAAATCTGAGAGTAAATACAGCGTTAGCATCTGCATCAAAGTCACCCTCAGTAAAAATAAACAAAGAGTTCTTACCAGAAATGCCACTCACTGTAACTGTTGATGCGCCACTTAATGTTGTTCCACCAGTGTTAATCAAAGTGTAATCAGCGCCACCACCCGCAGGAGCAGCCCATGTTGGAACGCCACCTGCAACGGTCAAAACATCGCCAGTTGATCCAACTGCTAGGCGCGTGTTTGTGTTTGCCGTTGCTGATCGATATTCAAGATCGCTAAGTGTTGTTGAAGGGTTAAGCGCTTTAATAGTTGTATCTACAGACGAACCAAGGGTGCGAATAGCTGCTGCGCCATCCTTAACTAGGTCTGTATCGTCTGGGGTATCCCAGCCGTAGTTAGTAGTCGTTGCCATATTTCTCCTTGATTAGGCTACTATTGTAGCGTTATTCCAGTCCAAAGTAGGACTTAGTGTGTTCCATGTCTCTGTTACTGGTACTGAGTTCCATCTAAACGCCTGTAGGCTGAAAGCAACTGGCGAAACAATTATTGTCAAATCTAAAGCGTTAAATCGGCTTGTCCAAGTCCAGCCTTCAACAAAACCTTGATAACGCCCATCGGCTATATTTAATGGTAAATCCTCAATGTCAAGAGGCAAGCCCATGAAAATACCTAAAGCCTGATCGCGAGATAAATCTGGGATATTTGGGTTAGCCATTGGAAATGTTATAGCTCTAAATTGATCTTGAGGATAAGCCCGAATCTCTAAATAGAATGCAGCCTGATCTTCAGCATCGGATTGATTTTCAATAGTAGTAACAATGTTTTCAGCTTGATAACCATAGGTTGCAATAGATGCAGCATCGGATGCAGTTTCTTGAGCATTATTTTTATAGGTAATAGTAACTTCATTGCGTAAATCACCTAATCGCCTAGATGTTGCAATGCTTGAGGCATAAGCCCAACCAGCATCAACATAAGCGTAGCCATTAGCTGCTAGGTATTGAGCGCGATGTGTACTATCGGCATAACCAATTCGACCACTTGAATCCTCATAAATGTAGCCAAGCCCCGATCTAGCCAAGTTAGCAACAAGGCTATAAACATCTGTAGTGCTGGCAGATCGAGCAGTCAGCTCATAATCTCCCGGACGATCGATCTCACCTAACCCAGAGTTTTCAGCATTTTCCCAAGTAGTTGTTGGAGTATAAGCTGCCCAAGTTTCAGCAGCCGGTACTTCATTCCATTGGTCAAATAGAACATCTTGCAAAATCTCATAAATTTGATCGCCGTCAAAATCTTTAGATAATACGCCTTCAGTAAGCGTTTTAGGCAGTTTAGATAAAGCACCTAATGCTGTGACGGTTATAGCCTGAGTAATGGCTGGTTCGCCTGTTCTGACGGTTACATCGATATCTGTGACATCTCCACCAAAGATAGGGATATAAGTGCCAGTCGAGTCTTTAACCTTGACTACTACTGAATCATTGACATCAAACCCTGTTGCACCTTCATTTAAGTTCAAAATGGTAAATCGAGTATATCCGGCAACAGGTTGAGAATAAATGTCTGTGCGACCCGAAGTAATAATTAAATCGGCAATGGTTAGGTTAGTAACATCCCCACGCCCGTTAACTTCAACTGCGTAATCTGGAGTCCATATTGTCATGCAAAAGCACCAGCACCCAAAGTTCCACGATAAGAAGATTGGTTGAGTACGCTTACAATTTGACGAGCTGTTGACTCTGAATCGATTGCGCCATTTACAGTAATGTTAACCGCTTGCCCTGAAAATCCCCTACTTGGTGAAGATGGAGTAAATGGAGCGTTCACAATACCCGGAGTACTAAAACTTGCGTTAGAAGCATTGTTAAATCCTAGAAGGTTTCCTACTGCGCTTCCAGCACCTTTAACAAAATCAATGATTTTTTTAATTGCATTAAATATAGATGTAAGCGTTGCAAGGAAATTAGCGAACTGATCGATAACTGTGGAGATAATAGTTCCAACAACCTTAAAGGCTACCCCTAGGGTCTGGCTAATGGCTGGTGCAAGGTAGGCAACAATAAAGCCTGCAATAGCCTTGATAAGGGTAAAGAATGGTTCGAGCTTATCGCTGTTGCGCTGGATGGCATCTCTTATCAAATTGAACCCTGCAACCAAGCCATTAAAGGCTGGCAAAACTACGGCTTTAATTGCTGTGGCAACGGCTCCTACTTTGCTCTTAAAACTATCCTCACCATCGCTGGCAAAAGCATTGCCTAATTGCTCAATGATTGGCAGAAGGTTAGTGGCAAAGAATGTTGTTAATTGAAGCACTATCGGCAAAAGAGCTGTTCCGATTGTTGTTTTAACATTTTCGATCTGAGCTGCAAGAATTCTCTGTTGATTGGCTAAGCCTGCCGAGGTTCTTTCAAAGTCTCCTTGCGCAAGTGATGTCTGCTTGTAAATAAGAGCTTGAGCAGCCAATACCTTTTGCTGTGGAGTCAATGCGTTTTTAGTAGTGCTGATAATTCCTAATTCGAGTGCAGCCTGACGAAGGCTAGCATCGTTAAGTAATACGCCATATCTTCTTAAAGGCTCGGCTTCACCTCTTAGCGCTGATCCAATAGCGTTAATGGCATCTTCTGGACTTGTATTGTTAAATGAGGCTAAGTCTGAAGCGAGCCCTGTAAAATCCGTAGAAAACTTAACTAGGTCTTTGCCTGCTAATCCAGCAGAGCGACCAAAGATTGCAAAAGTAGATGCGGCATCGAGTGCCTGTTGCTTTGTCTGTCCAAGTCTCTTAGCAGCCGTTGCAGCAAAGGCTTCAACCTCTCCTGCAGAATCTCCAAATATCTCACCAGTCTTGGCGATTGTCTCTGATAGATCAGATGCGGATTTTACTGCATCTACGCCAAACTTGATAGCAACGCCACCTGCTACAGCAAAAGCGGCAGCAGCAACCTTTGCAAACTTCTTAATCTTATCGCCAAAGCTTGTAACTTCATTATCAGCCTTGTTTATATTCTTGGTAAAGTTATCTATGTCAGCAAGGAGTTTAAGCGTTAAGGCTCTACTTGTACCAGCCATTATGTCCACTCCTTCAAAATCTTATCAAACGATTTAGTCCACTCAGCTACGATGTAAGGCTGAATCTTGCGAAGCGTTGGATAAATAAACCAACCTTTAGAACCGCGACCTTCACGCCCTGACCAAACTGGAAACTGCTTATACCTGTTAGATCCAAACTCTGAACCACCCCAAATATCTTTGGTAGTAGCACCACCGCTAAACTTTTGAGATGCAAATCCATAAGTAATCTCACCAATCCGAGATGACTTCTTAACACGAGAACCTTCTGCAATGCGACTGGCTACTGCTCGAGAGTTAATTCCCGATGCAGTACCAATCACCTCTTTGCGAGCGTATTCTGCCAAAGCCCCGGACTGGCGTTTGGCTTCTTGCGTTGCCTGCTCATCCATGTTTTTAAGCGCCTTAAACACGGCACGAAGTTCGGTTTTATCGAAGGCTATTTGTTCAGCCATGATTCCTCGCTTCTAGTATTTCTAACGCTGTTAAAATATCTTCTGCCGATTGCCACTCTGACATTGGTATATGAGTAGCTATTGACAGTTCAACTAAGAGTCGGCTTACGCTTCCCCTTGGATGACTTTTGGGTCATCGCCTCCCACCTCGACATCTGCCACCGACTCCATCCAAGTCTCTAATGGCTTTATGCTCTTTCCGCCTGCCTCACGCTTCATTGCTGAATGTGTTACAAACAGAATATCCCACATGCCACCAAAGTTAGAGATAACCTTTTTAGTTGTCATCTCCCACTTGGCGTAGTCTGGTGGTTTGACTAGATAAGTATCTTCAGACCCATCATTATATTTAATTGTTATTTGTTGTTGCATTGTTTGCTCCCGTTTCTACTAGTTAGAACGCCTCTGAAGGCACTCCGATAACTTGGAATGATAGAGATACAGTCTGTGCATCTGGTGCAGTTCCGCCTGCTGATGGCCATGATGGCAATACTTGGAAACTAAATACTGCGCCTGATGCTGCTGTGAATACTGTGTTGATGCCTGTGTCTGGTGCTGACTCTGATACGCCCCATAGGATCTCACAAAGAGAACCTGTTGCGCCCCAGTCTGCCAACATTTCAACATTAAATGTGAAATTGTTATCCGTCACTTTGAAGGATTTTCCATCGAGTGTCTGATAGGTTTCGCGAGTCATTTCGCCGATAAGCGTTGCTGATGTTGCCTGTGCATCGAAATTGTTACCACCAATGGTAAAGGTAACATCCCGACCAGTAATTACTGTGGTAGCCATATTTTCTTCCTTTAGTTTGTTTGTGTGTAGTAGGTGGAAACTCTTATGTCAGCCACTAAAACATTAGATGGACCGACTTGAGTAACCGTTGGTTTGTCAACCGTTCCGACTGCATACCCGGCTGGGATTACTTTCAGAACGCTTATTACTAGCTGCTCGAGATTGTCAAGCGATGCAGGGTTACTATTATAAGCAACCGCTACAGATATAACGATATTGATCTTAGTCCGTATCTGAGATTTCCCCAGAGTCTCTAATTCAAAATAAGGTGAATCTGGAACCATAACTACAAAAGGAACCATTGGAGCTTCTGGAACATAGGCATAGACATTGCCGGCAACGCTTGCAAAGGCTGTTGCTAATGGCTGTCTAATTGTGTCTAAAATTGTATTGGGCATTACTGACACATAGAATCTGTGTCAATAAACGGACCTAAGAGCCCTGACACTCTGTTGAATAAACTTCTACCTAACCTGTATGGGCTCACTTGGGTAAAATCTATGCCTTCGATCTGACCCCCGGGCGCGATTCGGCTCTGGAATACTTCTACTGATACTGCTAAAACTGCTGACTCTACGGCTGCGTTTCCAACATAAGTTGAAGCGCCTGAAAGAGTTGCTAAGCCTGATGGGATTACTTTTCTTTCGTTAATATCTGCGCCAGTAATTGCCACAGTAAAGTAACCGTTAAATTCTCTGTAAGCCCCGTCTAAATAAATGCGTGAGCTTGATCGAACAATGAATGATTCGACATCAATGTTGCTTGATTCGATAATTGTAAATGTTCCGTTAAATGGGGAGCCTACGCCTGTAATGACTACGCTCTGACCCTCGTTAAAATTGTTATCGCCTAAAACTCCATAAGTTGCAATGTTATCTTGCAATGTAACTGTGTCGATAGGACTTGAGTACCTAACAAGCATTGGCAAAATTACAGACTCAGCCGTATCTATCACATCTGTTAGATATGCGTCATTGTAGAGGGAATTGGAAACGCCAAGCACAGAGCGTAATTCGGCTGGTGTGACTATTGTTGCCATTTCCAATTCCTCTCGTTAAACGGCTGGGGGAGCGATCGGGAGCAACCGCCCCCCCATGATTAGTTGTTTAGATTATGCAACCATGAAACGGTATGCGCCTGCACCAAGCTTTGTAGCAGTTGCG